CCTTTTTATAGCAAATAAATTAAAAAAAAACCTTATATTTAAAAATATTTTTTTATTTTTGTGTAAAAATAATATATATGATATTTGAAATTCATTTTAGGAATGAGCTTAAAAGATTAGGATTTAAGCGATACCAAATTTGTACAATCTTAGGTTGTACTATGCCAACACTTAAAAGCAAAATTGAGAATCCAGGGCGGTTAACTGTTGATGACATTACGAAACTTAAAAACTCTGGATTTGATATAAAACGTTTAATTTAATACTTTTAATTTATGAAATCAGTAAACATTAAGGGAAAAGAATATATTACAGTCAATGAAAGATTGATATTCTTTAGATCCCAGCCACAATACAATGGGTGGCGAATATCTGAGGATGTAGTTTCCTTAGATGACAAAGAGGGGTTATTTAAAGTAACCATAATAAATCCAGATGGATTTGAAATGGCAGTTGCTCATGCTCAAGAATATAGGGATTCAAGCTATATTAACAAGACATCATTTGTTGAAAATGGTTTTACTAGTGCTTTAGGGAGGGCATTAGGTTACTTAGGTATTGGCATTGATACTGCAATAGCATCAGCTGATGAGGTTCAAACAGCTGTAAAAAACCAAACTAAAGATGTAAGAGATTGGTTAAATGAAACTCAATTAATTGCAACACTAAAAGGCACTAAAGAACAAGCCGAAAAGGTAGTTGCTAATTATAAGATGAAAAAAGAATATAGAACTAAAATCAATAATCAATTTAATTTAAAATAATAATATGGAAGCAAATGAAAAAATTTTTACTGAGGGTTTAATTGTCAAAAGAAATGACAATGCACCTGATTTTGTAATTGGCAATCTTAGTGTTAAGGTTGATGAGTTCAAACCTTTTTTAGATAAACACACTAAAAATGGCTGGGTTAATATAGATTTAAAAAGATCTCAAAGTGGTAAATACTATGGTGAGATAAATACTTGGCAACCTAAACAAGAATCAAAAGCTAGTGAATCCAGTCAAGCTAGTAATGATTTGCCATTTTAAATTTAATTCTAATGGCATTTGAAAATAAAACACAAGCCATTGAGGGTGAAACTTTTGATCATTTTAGAACCAAATCTAAAGAGATTAATAGTGCAATACATCTTTTAGTCAAATACAATTATAAAGTCATTGACTTAGAAAATAATTGGATTGGAAAAGATAATATTGAAAAATTAGATATTCCTTTATAATACTGGCAAACAAAGGAATTTAAAAGGGCATGATTAATTTCGTGCCTTTTTTTTATAATTAATTTGAATTATTAAAAATATTTTTTTAAATTTAAAATCAATTTTAAAATTTATTTATGAAAAACGTACTAGAAGAATACATTAAATTACAATTAATATTATATGATTTAGAAAATGAATATCCTAAAATGTCAGAAGATGGTAAAAGAAACTTTAAAGAATTATTTAAAATGTTTAATATGAAAAATTCAGCAAAAGTTATAGAAAATAAAACATTAGATGAAATTGAACAAGAAAATTTATATAACTATTATCCTAAAGGGTTTTTATATAAAATGGAATTTAAAAATAAATGGTGGGTTTCAAAAGGTGTTTTAAGATTAAGATATGATTTAGGTGTTATGACTATTTTAAAATATAGAAAAAAAGGTATGCCAGGAATACATAATGGAAGAACATGGGTATTTAATATTGATGAAACCGATCAATGGATGAGGGATAATAAAAAGGGTGAGTTAATAATCAAAGATCAAACTAATTATCACTTATTAGAAACAATTTAAAAATTAAAAATTATGAAAGTAAATAGAGTTTATAAAATTTATCGACCAATGAGAATCTGGGGTAAGTTAATTAAGGATTTATTTTTTAGCAGTTCGATTGAATCAACTCACAAATGGTGCCGCTATAAAATGCATTTCAATAATAGATCAGAGCAAAAAAAAGCAAATAGAAAAATTATAAAAGCAATTTTAAAAAATCAAATAGTAAGCAATGAAAGTAATTAAAGATAGTAACGACCAATACCATTCGCATAGTAGTATAAGCGCTAGTGGTTTAAAAACGATATATAAAAAATCTGTATATCACTTAATTAATCAAAAGTTTAAAGAAACTCCAGCAATGGCACTTGGAACTGCTGTTCATCAAGCATTATTAGAGCCAGATGATTTTTATGACATTTATCATGTCATTGAAAAAATTAACAAAAGAACTAAAGCTGGGAAAGAGGAATATGAAAAGCAAATGAAATTAGCTGATGGCAAAATAATTTTAGAATCTGATTCGCATGAAATTATTAAATCCATACTTGGTAATTTCAGACAACATGAGTTGGCCCAGAAATATTGCAAAGGCGAAATTGAATTATCTCACTATACTCAATATGAGGGCATAGATGTTAGGGTGCGACCAGATTGTATAAATAGAATTTCTAATTTTATTAGTGATGTTAAAACTTGCCAAGACAATTCGCCTGAGGCATTTAAAAGAGATATTTATAAATGGGGTTATCATTTACAAGCCGCATTTTATATGGATATGTGTGGCATAGATGATTTTAGATTTATAGCAGTTACGACCACACATCCTTATACAGTTGAGGTTTATAAACTAAGTGATGAGATAATTGAGTTTGGCCGCAATGCATATAAACAAGCATTTTCAAAATGGAAAATTTACGTTGAATCTGGTATTATGCCAGGTTATCATTGGTATAAATACGACAAAGATGGATCATATATTTTATAATAAGAAAGTAGAAAAATACAGAGAAGTTGTCGAAAGGCATACTGGAGTTAAAATTAATAAAGTTACAAGGCAGTTTGATTATGTTTTTGCTAGAGCTTGTTATTATTATTTGTGCCGAACTTATGGCGAAATGAGTTATGGTAAAATTAGTGAATCAGTCAATAAGAATCATGCTACTGTAATGCATAGTTTAAAAGAGTTGCCATATATTATAAAGCATGATCCGGTGAAAAGTAAAATATATAATAAAATTGTCAAAGAAGCTGAAAAGGATTATGTTGAAACTAAAAATGGTAAAAGCATTGAAAGGTTAGTTACTGATCATAATTTTTATTTAATGCAATGTGAAAATTTAAAAACTAGATTAGAACAATTAGATCGTAGATATAAAAAAATATTTGCTGAAAATTTAGAAATGAAACGAATTATTTATATTATGGCCGATACTGACTAAATATTTTTTAATTTTGTAAAAAAACTTTATGAAAAGGAATCCATTTGCAAAATACTTAGGCAAAGAAGATGTATTGCAAAATCAAGTTATGAGATATATTGGTTTGAAATACCCTAAAGCATTGTTTACTCATGTCGCTAACGAGGGTAAAAGAACACCATTTGAGCAATACAAAATGAAATACTTAGGCACAAAACCTGGTATTCCTGACATAATGATTTTTGATCCGAACAAAACTAAAAATGGTTTAGCCATAGAATTAAAAGCTGGGTATAACAAACCTACCGAAAATCAAAAAAAGTGGCTTAAATCGCTTGAAAACAAGAACTGGATAGCTGTTTGGAGTAATAATTTAGATGAATGCATTGAAATAATAGATAAATATTTTAACAACAAATAATGGCTAGATCAAAAAAAATATATTTTGAGGAAGAGAATCAAAAAGTAAGATGGACACAATCTAGCTCAGATGGTTTTAAATACGATTACAAGTTTATAGGGGTTGCTAGTGAAGCTGAGTTTGACTTATTGATGGAATTACTTTGGTTTATGTATGAAGATGGAGATATAACTTATAATCAATTTTTTGATACTTTCCGAGAGCTTAAAACATTTTGTGATGGAATTAAAGGTTTGGTCGACAAACAATAATTTTATTACTTAGCGACTTATTTATGAAATACAATAAGATTTTAAAACCTAAAAAGTTTGACCACTTTACTATCATACCTAGCTATATATTTAGGCATAAAGATATTTCAGTTGGTGCTACTGGTTTGTATGCTTATTTATTTTCACACACAGCTGAACAAGAAATAACAATACAATTTATATGCAACCATTTTAAAGAGGGCAAAGATGCCATAGCATCAAAATTAAAAGAACTTATAGATGCTGGTTATATAGAAAGGGAGAGAGTTACCGATAAAGGTAAATTCAAGGGTTATAACTATATTTTAAAAGCAAACCGAAGTCGGAAAAACCGAGATCGGAAAAAACCGAAATCGGAAAATCCTCCACAAAGTAATATTAATATATATAATGATAACAATATAGAAAGTAATAATATGCATAGTAATTTAGTTTTAAAAGTTTACCCTCATTTTGTAAACTTATTTCCAAAAAAATATCAGCCACAAACTCAAAGCCAAAAAAATAAATGGATAAGTTGTTTAGATAAATTAGAGAGAATCGAAAAATTAGATTTTCATAAACTCTGGCTAGTAGTTAAGTTTATTAGAGAACATGAGTTCTGGGGTGTGCATTTTTTAAGTTTATTAAAACTTAGAAATAAAGATAAAAATGGAATCATGTACGTACATAAGTATATTGAAACTTATGACAATGCAAACAAACCTAAATTTTGGTGGCGTGTTAAGGGATTGATTAAATATTTTATTTACCAGGAAAATGGAAAAACATTATTAGGCGCTGATACAAAAAAAGGAAAACTCAATGAGTTTAATATTTCACAAACATTAAATAAATATCAAATAAATCAAATAAAAAAAATTATATCTAGTGATAATAGGTAAGGTTTACAAACTTGATAAATATGAACAAGCCATTGTTAAGCTATCAGCTGAGCAAAGGCATAATAATAAAATAAAAACTGGTTGGAATGGTTACAAAACAGTTAATGTACAATCTGAACTTGAGTTGAATATTATTGGTTTCGGTGGAGAGTTTATATTTGCAAGGGAAAATAATTTATATCCTGATTTCAAAATACATAACACTAGTAAGGTAAATAAAACTGATGATTATGATGCAACCTGGTTAGGTCATAGTGTAGATGTAAAAGTAAATAGAAAACATCACCCATTAATGATTCCTGAATATGCAAATACAGATTGTAAAATATTTGCTTTATTCACTAGCAATTATCCAAAC